AAGGAGTCGGAACATGTGTGTTTCGTCTGTCATCATATACTGAGTTGTCATCTATATCAAACAAGGAGTTTGAGATTTTAATGGGTAACAGTATTACTGTTACAATACTATTTATGATACTACAAACAGTGTTAGTTGTCAACCACTTTTTTGTTTTTTGTACCGTATCTTTTATATCTTGCATATATTACTTGATATGTACAACCATATTGTTCTGCACATTCGTGTAAACTCATTCCCAATGTTTCTATTTGATATACCAGTTCTTTGTTATCAATATCATAATATGTGTTGCCCTTTAATTTGGCTTGTTTATGTAAGTTTTTTACATGTCTATGATATCTGTTATACAAGTTATGATAACCGCATCCATACTTTTGTGCCAATTCGGCTAAAGTTGCTCCACCTTGTACTTGCTTATATAATGTATCATTGTCTATTTCGTACATACCTCGTGGTTTATAGTTATAACTATCCAAGCTTCTTGTTACACCTGCTAATGGGTTTACATACTCTTCAAGTTCTATTGTTTCAAATATTTGGGGTTGTATAGATATCCACTTTTCACATTCTGATAATTCAGCATCTGTGGCTATTAAGGCTACTCTGGTTTGATTTACTTTTAGTCTGTTTGCGTGATATAATGCTCTGCTTGTATACAGTACACTTACATCTTTACCGGGTGGTAATTCGCTTATGTGTGGCACAACAAATACTGTTTGTTTACCAGCTACTGCACTTACATTACCCAATCTTTTCCATTGTCCCATAACTTTTGGACCATATGGTCTTATTGCTATGTTTCCGTCTTTAAATTTCATTTTATATCCTCTGAGCTAGTTGAGTACAGTCCGAGAACGATCACCGCTATATATAGTCTTAAAATGCGTCTAAGACACCTTAAATGACTGTATATAGTGTGCTTATTGTATGTATTTATGTTTGTAGGAAAGGGCTCTAAAAGTGCCTAGTTTAGATCTACCCAACTAGATCCATCATAACCTTGGAATGTGGTTCCATTAAGTATTGTCATTCCAGCAGCTGGCGATGTTATTGCTGCATCACGAGCCGTATTATCTGCATACACTGGTAATTGTACTGGTACTTTGGCTTCTACTTTGGTTGATGATACTTCTAATGTATTTGTTACACTGGCATAACCGTCTCTGCTTTGTAATGTAAATGTATCACTGAGAATTTTTATAGGTTTATAATCATATGAGTCGGTACCACCATTGTTATCGCCTCGTACTCGCCATTCAAATCTATCTTGAGCTCCAAAGACATCCCAACCCATTATTACACCAGTACTTAAATTACTATAGTCTTTATAATAATACATTCCATAGTCACCTGTGCCACCACCGCTTGGATTGTGATCACCGTCTGGATCAAAAGTCTGAATGTATCTAAATTTATTTAATGATGTGTTATCTTCGCCAGTTATTGTTACTGCTTTGGCATTTGAATCTTCTAATGTTATTTGTCCTTTGTCCCAACCTGAGTTGTCTGTTTTAATATTAACTACGCTTGTTTCAACACCACCACTAGTACCTTCTACTTCTAATAAATTGCTTATTTTGGTTTGTGGATATATATATAAATTATCTTTGGTACCTTCCCATATGGTTTCTTCATTGAAGCTGCTGATACCATCATCATATGTAAATGCTTTAAGCCAGTGTGGGCTGGTTCCATCATTGCTTCCACTTTGTCCAGTAAATCCACCTGGGTAAATTGCTGTTGCACTTCCATTGGTGTTACCACTGTCTGAATATACTGCATACAGTTGAGCTACACCTCTAGTATCTCTGCCACTTACTGCACCATCTGTGCTCAAGTTACGCTGTAACTCAATACCCACAGATGTACTTGCTACAGTGGTGTTACTTTCAAATGCCGCTATTTCACTATAATTGTCTGCTACATTTTTAATACCTTTAAAAGTATCTGAGTTTATCCATTTTGATGTTGAACTATCATACTTTAGTATATCTTTATCTGCTAAACTGGTTATGGCTAAATTTGCGAACATACTATCATTTAAATTTAATTCTTGTGAGCTCCATTTTGGAGTTGCTCCGATACCCTCGTACCATAGTACATGTCTTACACCAGATGGTGTTCCACTTGTTACATCAGCTAAATCATCTAAATTAATAGCACTGCCACCAATAGTGTTATCAACATACTGTTTTGTTGCTGCACCCAAGGCGTTTGTTGGATCTGCATTAAGTATTAAATCACCAGTCATTGTGCTACCAGCTTTTAATACCACCGTTGATGCGAAATTGGCATCGTCTTGCAACGCTGCTGCTAATTCATTTAATGTATCTAATGTACCGGGAGCACCGTCTATTAAATCGCTTATTGCGGTGTTAACATAGCTTTGTGTTGCATAATCACCTGCAATAACTCCTACTTCATCTTGTGAACTTGTAAATGCATCGCCGTTTTTAATACTAATTACACTCATTTATAACTCCTTTATTGATTCTCTATATACACACTGTCTGGTGCATATTCCATTAATGTTACCTCTACGGTACTATCACTATTTAGTACTAATGCTTGAACACGGAATTTCTTTTTATTACTGTCAGTCCATCCTGGTACCGCGTGATCAACATATACAATATCATTTACATCCAGTTGTAGGGCTTCGTGGCTTGCTTTAAAGTTAACCACTGTCATTGTACGACTTTGATCTAAATAGAATTTACCCATTCTTGTTGCATCTGTTTTGTTGTATACCATCGGTAGATCCATACTACCTTCATTTAATACACCACTGTCAGCTGCCAAGTATGTGGCATTTTCTACTTTAATACTGTTTGGTTGCCATCCGTTGCTTGCATCATAATACTGTACAGTTAAATCATTAAATCTATTCTTTTTGCTTCCTAGACTAATAGTCCATTCACCTAAAATATTATCTTCACTAAACACAAATGTATTGCTATCAAATGTTTCTTGTTTATGTATACTAATTGCATACTGTCCTCTACTATAGTATAAATTTGCATTTGAACTTGCTAAAATTTGTTGTACATTGTCGTATATGCTATTACCTGTTTCTAATACACCTATAAAGTCTAAATTGATAGTATTGTAATAGTTTCTTGCTACTACAAAACTGTCTATGTCAATGTCTGCTGGATCTAATCCTTTACCGAAAGTTGTATTTGTTAAGTAATCGTACAATATGTTAGCAGGGTTATCTTTGTTGGCATATAAAGCTGTACTTGTTGTACCTTGTTGTACTTCATATACATCTTTGATTTTGTTTCCTTCAGATTCAATTAGGATAGTTGGTGCACCTGGGAATGTATCTCGGTCAAATTGGAATCTGCAATATGCATATGCAACTCCTCTTAGCCTGTGATTACTTGTCCATTCATCACTTTTCCTTGCATCAAAGTCATCAAAGGTGCTGTAATCTCGCCCTACTGAGTGAGTTTGGTCCGTACATCCATTAAATAATGCTACATCGAACTTACTAAAATCATAGCCCTCGTATTCAGTTGCATCGTATAAACTGTGTCCTGATACTACTTTTCCTTCTGCGGCTGTCCACGCGACTTTGTCATTTAAGAATATTTGTTTTACTACTGGTCCTGCACTGTGATGTATACTTGTACTTGGTAAACCGCCACCGTGTGCATATGCTAATACAACATGCAAATACTCATCGCCACCAGTTCCAGTTGTTACACCATCATTGTTGGTACTTTGCATATATACTCTTGTACCACCCAATCGTCTACCTGGATAACTGCTTGATCCTACACCGTATATTACTGGCAATGGAGCTACATTACTTGTTTTATTAACTAATAGTCCAGTATCACTAATACCGCCTTGATCTTTTTTGGCTTTCTTGTTAAAGATGCTGCCAATTGCAAATTGCAGTCCTAATCCGAACAGTGTTGCACCGATACCTGTTAAGCCCAACGCCGCTGCGGCATACGGAGCAAAAACTGCCGTTGCAATTCCTAAAATACTGCCTAGTGCCGCACCCATTTAATTACTCCGTTGGTCTATCACATTCGCAAGGAAATTCATTACAATCCTCACAAGTGTTGTCATCGATCCAATCACTTTCTTCTGTTTCTAAAGCTGCTTCTGATTCTTCTGGTGTTTCATATGCAATTTCAACAGTTTCTTTATTGGCTAATCCTGGTCCAACTTTTAACTCAACTGTATCAATTTCTTCTGTTGTATCTTCATCTTTACCAGTGTCTTTGCGCCACGCACTTGTCATAACACTTTCTACTGCTTTAGTTGTATAGTTGTTAAGACCTTTGCCTTCTTCCATAGCCCAAAACGCACCATTGTGATAAATGAATGCACTGTTGTACCACGGCTTTATAGTTTGTACTGCTATATCACCTTCCTGCCAAGCCTTGTTTTTACCACTCTTTGGTTTAGCGTTATAATCATGTATATGCATCCATTGATTCAGTGTGCAATAACCTTTACTAAATTTCATTGCAGCTCGCTTATCTCTGTACTTACACATACTCATTAAGTTTGTACCATATGCTTGATCGTGGAACTCAAATACAAAAGTGTTACAATCGTTAACACCCCATTCGTACTCAGCTCCGTGCTTGCTTGCAATATATGTTGCTAATATCATTTTTTCTTGCATTTTCATAATATATACTCCTTATCCTGTTTTCCATTTAATATCTTTGATTGTTTCTTTTGCGTATTCGAAACCTAAATCACCGCTATAAATGTTTTGTTGTCTATCGTCGTTTGTTATTAATCCATTTGTTCGCTCATAATCAACCCAGTGACTGCTACAAGTGGCTGCTATTGTTGTTGTTTCATTTGGATCATCTTGTATTACAGGACTATCCAATCTGCCTTTAAACATTAAAAAGCTGTCTATATAACTATTATGATCTAAAAAGCTACGATATATTTTTACTTCTTTGTCTACATAGTCATATTGTAATAAATCACTAATAAAGCTGGTTCCAAGTTCGTGACTTGGCATTCCACTCAAGCTAATTGTTACTTCACTTGTTGTAAATATCTTTTCTTCTTGTATACTACTAAAGCCCAAGAACTGTCCTACACTACGATATACATTACCGTCAATGGTTAAATCAAATGGTGCATTTGTTATATATACTCCATCATCAATATCCATATATACACTTTCGTGGCACTGTATTACCTTTTTTTCAACTGCATTTATTAATGCTGAACTTAATCTATCTGCCATATTTTATTTCCATTGATCCCAGTCAAATCGTACACTAAATCTATACAATTGATCAGTTCCTATAGTATACTCTAATGTATCTTCTGCTATAGTTACAATAGCGTGTGCAGGGTTTTTATGCAATCGGCCGCCTGCTGGGTAATCAAATTTTGAACCCACTGCCATTCTAAATTTAATTTCACCGAACACATTTGAGTCATCACCACTTACTGTTTGTAATAATCCACCATCAGCTGATCCACCTAACACCATATACTCGCCTGGTAATACTGCATCTGTTTGATTTGCTTGATACCCTTCAAGCGTTATATAGTTATCACCCTTTGTTACTGGATATCTTAATGCAACAGTATTATATATATTATTATCATCTATTCTATTAAATGCAATTGTTGTGCTTCCACTGCCATAACCATAGAAATCAAAATAGAAAGGTGTTGCTTGTCCTCTTGCTGCGGCTACTGTTGCTTCAAATTCTCTAAAAGCCGTTTCATCCATTGGTGGATACTCAACTTGTATTTGGTGTCTTATTATACCACTTGCTCTAACATACTTAACGCCACTTTGACTTGTTGTTACACTACTTGGTGTTGCTTGTACTACTTTAATACTGCTTGGTGTTATATGCTTGGGCCACTGTTTAGCATTGGCACCATCGTATGCTTCAGTATCCCATTCATTGCCTCTATCAAAAAAGTCCTCCCAATAAGGTGTTGGTGCTACATACTCATCAGCTCGTTGTTGGAACTTACTTACACCCCAATTCCAATTAAAATTTGGGAAAGTGGTTCCAGACACGAATGGCCCATTTTCAATATTAGTGAGCCACGCTGACTCTGATACTGTTGCATCGCTGTAAATACTTTGATAATAATTTCCTAAAGTTATTGCTCCAGGGTTGGTTATTGTATATGTGTTATCAACATATCCACTGCTGTTTACATTTGGAACAACAACTGGGTTTGTAATCCAAGTTACTGATTGCTCTACTGCTGGACCGTCTAAATACCTGGGTCTCCATCGTTTAGTGAAATCAATATTGCCAGCTGCATATTGTGTTACATTACTACTGTCTTGATAACTGTATACTTGATTGCCCGGTAAGAACATTGTTGTGTTATTTGTTATGCCCGCAGTTAAATCAGTTACACTTGGCCAAGTACTGCTTGTACTTGTTACACCTGTGTGGTCAAAAAATACATCGTATTTTCCAATTAATGGGTTTGTTAAAATGCCACCAGCTTGTGAACCCACAGCCAATGTCTGTGATACATCATCTCTCCATAATCCACCAGTTGTTGTTTCATCATCATGTGGTGATACCTCGAACATACTACAAAATTCAACTTTATATCTATATGCGCCCGATGTTACTGTATCAATTTCAAGTCCTTTTGGTTCATCAACTGACGGCGGTGTAAGAAAGTTATCTGTATACTGGTTGTGATAATAATCACCATATGCTCCAGTTGTCCAGATACTTGTACTGTTTGGTTCATTATATAGATCCTCGTATACTACAAAGGCATTTGTTACACTATTAAAGCTATAATGAAAGTATTCACTTTCATCTAAATTACTAGGAATTGTTTTTGTTGTACTTGTGCTTGTACCTGTTACTAATTGAACTCTACATAATCCTTGATATAATGGTTCGCCGTACGCTGGTAAATTATCGTGTTGAAACAACATAGCGTGTGATTTAATAAAGTTTTGTAAACCTGTGTCACTTATAACTCCACTCACTGTTTTATATGTTGTTGATGCGGAAATTGTTTGAGTTCCACTATCAAATACATATGAGTACGGGTTTGATGCTACTGTATACGGTACTGTCATTGCACTATCTGTATACATTTTATATACATTTTTTCTAAAATACTTTAGATATACTTCATCACCAGCTGTTGCACTGCCGAATGTTCCACCAGGGTTTGGGTTTGCTGCTGTACCTGCTCCAGTATGTTGAGCAGTTACTATAAATTTTGTACCATTTGGAATTTGATCTGTTAAACTGGTTTGTGGTGTCACTTGGTACGCAGTTGGAGAGCTTCCAGGTACAACTTCTAATGTTCCAGGAAATCCTTCGTTTGGAAAGGCTATTAATGCACCATCATATGTGCCATCATCGTGTGGAAATATACTATACATTGTTGGAATGTGCTCTGCTTTTGCTGTTCCTTCACTTGTACCGAAATATGCTGGTGTTGTTAACGCACTATCCTCGTACAAATACACATTATTTGCATCAATTACTCTTACATAATGTTGGTCATAATTCATACTTTCATAATAACTATCATCTGCAATATCATTACTAAAAGCGAATCCACTAATTGCATCACCCGATGTTAAATTATGTGGAGTTGTACTATCTGTTGTCATTTTAACTGCTGGTAATCCACTAACAGTATCAATTTCTGTTACGACTGCTGTTACTTTTGCACCATTTACGAAAGAACTCATTTCAGCTAATTCGTGTTTATATATTTGTCTAAAAGTTAAGTTTGTATCATCACTGAACGAATCAACATAATTGCTATACTGTGAAAGAGCGGTAGATAAATCCTGAGTGTCTAATATTACTCCATTACGAGTTAAATCAGTACTTGGGTTTATATTTGGCCACGCTGTATATGTACCAGTTCTTAAATCTTCGATTCTTTTATCTAAACCATAACTGTTGTCACCGCTCCAGTTATCTGTGTTCTGTGCATAACCACTTGATGAGTTATTTGGGTAATCCCATATGTCTTTTAATGTTGCCATATTTTACTCCTTAACTTGTTATTCCTTGTCTACCGCGTTGGTTAAATCCTTGCGATACCATATTAATTATTTGTGGTTTGTTCTTTAATAAGAATTCAACTCCTGTTTGCGTATCCACACTATTTAAATTGAACACTACTGTTCCATTACCATTATTTACCTCGTCTGTACTAGTGATAGATCCTGAACTAGTTGGCGAAAATAATTCGGGACCTTGTTCTCCTACTAAGTAACTTCTTGAACTTGATACTGGTCCACCAGCTGCTCTTGTTAAGAAACCAAATGGGTTGAATCCACCCATTGGTGCACCCACTGTTGGAGTTCCTAGGAACTTGGTTATAAGGCCGCCAAGCCCACCACCACCGCTCATTCCTGCTTGTGGTCCTATATTAAACATTTGTGCTAATAAGCTGTTTATTTGACTTGTTAATATTTGTTGTAGTATATTATCTAGTGTTCTCTTGAATGCATTACCTAGTGCATCAAACATATTCTCACCGTTCATAATTGCACTTGCTAGTTCACTACCAATACTGTTACTCATACCTTCAAAACCTTGTTCAATAATTTCACTTGTTGTTAATGCTTTTTCTTTGTAAAGATCCAATTGTTTTAATAATTGTTCTTCTTGTGCTTTTAGTTTTTCAGTTAAGAACTCTTCACTTACACCAGCATCTCTTGCCAATTGACTAATATTACCTAAAGCCTCTTGTACATCTTCTAAAGCGTCGTGATTCTTTTGATATGTTTCAACTAATCGATCTTGGAAACCTAATTCTTCTTCTAAGCCTAATCTTTTTCTAATTGCTTCTTCATTTTCAGGACCTGCTAATGCAAGCATATCCTTTTTCATTTGTAATAGTTCAGCTTCTTTTTGTAATTGTTGTGTTAATAGATCTAAGTTTTGTTGTGGAGTTAATCCTTCATCGAACATTTGTGGCGGTGTTGGTGGCGCATCTTTGGTAAAGTCATATGGTCTAATGCTTTCTTTTGCGGCTGCATATGCATCTAAACTGATTTTACCTGCTTGTAATAATCTATCAAGCTCTTGTAGAGCCATTATTTCAAAGCCTTGTTGTGTTACTGCTGCATTTGAACTATCAATTAAATCTCGCATATATTGATCAAATTGACTTACATGTGGAGCCATTTTTGATATTTCTTCAGTGGCTTGACTTGCACCCTTGCCTAACATAATCATAGCTTGTGCATATGTATCAATGTTTATTCTACCTGCGGCTAATAGTCTATCTAGTTCTGCAACTGCTTGTTGTTCGTGCATTATTTTAGTTGCGGCTGCACCTGCACTGTTTGTTAAGTCTCGCATAAACTGATCAAATTGATTCAATGGTAATAGAGCTGCTTTTACAGTTTTATTTTGTTCTTCTTGTTTATCAGTTTGTGTTTCTACACTGTTTGCCCATCCGTCATTAGCATCACTTAAATTTTCTATAGCTTCAGCTACTCTAGACTCATCTGCAACTTTACGCAATCCTGCTGCCTGTTTAAGTAGTTTGTCATTAAATCCTGATACTGCATCTTGAGCCGCAGTACTGCTGCTTGTTACTTTTTCAAAGAATACTACACTACCATCTTCTAACTTAGCTAATTCTTCATCAGCTTTTTGAATAGTAGCCAAATAGCTTTCTATTGCTTGCATAGTGCCTATGTCTGCAACACTAGTAAAGTCACCAGTCAACATTGCTCGTTTCATTGAGTCATCAAATGTTGCTTGTAACTCATCTAGGCTTGCTTGAGCACTTGCTTTATCTAATTCTAATTTGGCTTTTATACTTGCTTTATCACCAAATGTTGCATCAAAGCCTACGCCTGGAATTTTACTAATACTGATTACTATTTGTTTGAATATATTACCAAATGTATTGAATGCATCTATAAATTGATCTATAACTTTAGCAGTTGCAGTTACAAACTTGCTTGTACCATCTAAAAACGCCGCTGCCATGTCATTTGCGAACGCTTTCATACCACCTGCGGCTTCAACCTTTAACTTAATTTTCTCTCTAAGCATCTCGCTTAATTCTTCTATTGTTTCGCTTAATGCTCCAAAGAACTGTAGTTTGAAACCTTTACCAAAATCAAATAAATCACTTAATGCATCATTGGCTTCAGCTGCTGATTTTGTTAGTTTACCACTTATAACTAGTCCTGCTTCTTCGGCTCTACGCCCAATTAATGCAATCTTGTCTGCACCCATTTCTGCAATGTTAACCATTGCAACACCTTCTGAGTCAAAACCTTTCATTGCTAATGCTAGTCTTTGAGTACTGCTTTCAGTACCTGCTAATTTAGTCATATATTCAGCAAATACATCTGTGCCTTCTCTAAAGTTTCCATTAGCATCTTTCATATTAATACCCATTTGTTGCAATGGTTTTAATAGTTCACCCGTGCCCTGTTGTGCTTCACCTAATCTACGCAAGAATCTCTGTAAACCCATATTAAAGGTTTCAGTACTAATACCTGCTCTATTGGCTATTACTTGATATTTTGATAGGAATTCTGTTGTTACACCCAGTTTACTTGCTGTTTTACCTAGTGTGTCTAATGTGTTTAATGATGACTTGGCCAATAATGCAAAAGCACCTGCTGTTGCAGTTGCGGCTGCGGCTGCTACTCCAAGTCCTTTGGTAAGTGTGCCTAATCCTTTTGCACCAGCCTTACCAAATGTTTTTAATCCGTTGTTTGTTTTCTTTAATGTTGCGTTTAGTTTGGTAGTTCGAGTATTTGTGCTTTTTAATGCTTTCTCGATCTTGTTCATTGGGGCAGATGTTTGATCGACTGCCTCAATAATTAACTGGTATGTGCTGGCCATTTAACGCCTCCCCTTACTTTTTCTTTTGGCTGTTTCTATTGCCTCTTTTTCTGCCTTATTGACATAGACATAGTATTCAATCCAGCCTTTTAGTTCAAATGTTGATAGTTGTAATACTTCTTCAACACTCTTACCAAGATCCTGTGCTAACTTATAAAGAAAACGGATGTCAGGGAGGTCACTTAGTTTCCCGACTTGGCTTCCTCTGCTTTAACATCGTTATTCATGCTTGTTACTACACGCAAGATAACGCTTGGATCTACATTGTTCATTAGCTTTAGTTTGTCACCCATATCAAATAATGGATCACCATCTTCATCTAAAGCCTTCATAATTAATTGTACCACTAATCCTTCTGTGGTTTTACCTTCTTGTGTTAATTCAATAACTCTAGCTTCTTGAGCCATAGTTGATGTAGTTTTATAGTATACATCTAAGTCCCATTCAGGAACTGCAATCGGTCCACGCATTGCACCAGCTAACATTGTTTCAAAGTGTGCTGTTGCTAGGTTAATTGCTCTTGCTTTGGCTTTTTTTCTTGCTTCTACTCTTTTATCCGTCATAATTTTCTCCGTCTGTTTGTTATGCTTCTTATGTTGTTGTTAAGTTTAGGATTAATAATACCTGCAGGTGCTTGTTTAGAAGTTGGTGTACCCAACACTCCATCAAGTATTCCTATATATGTGGCATTATTGTCGATAACATTCATAGTATCTCCTAACTTATATCGTCCCACAGTACGCCATCTACTTTTGGCATACCCTGTATCAACCGGGGTTTCTTTTATTGCAATTGTATTTATCTCTTCAATTGTTTCATTAACGGCACGCCCAAGCTGTTTCTCAATATCTCTAAAGATCTTGTTAGGGTTGCTTGAGCGTACCATAATTTTAAAGTCCTTATGAACCTACATTATATCCAAGGTCGCCAGTTCCTTCAAAAGTAATTGAGTATTCAGTTACTCCGTCGAAAGATTGTGATCTTGAGATACTTGTTACAATTGCTGAACCTTCATAGATGCTGTTTCCAGTACCTACGCCTGATGGATGTAGTTCAAAGTCGATTTTATCGCCTGCTTGCACAACTGGTGCAGTAGGTGAAGCATCGTGACCCAAAGCTGGATCATCTTTGTCCCAATATCCGTCAACAGTTCCAGTAAATGCTCTGAAAGTTGCAAGGATTTCTCTTGAAGCGTCACCCATTGATGTTGTATCAATAGTTTCAGATGTTTCTTCAATTGAGAAGCTTGTGACATGTAGCATGTTATGACTAGCTGATAAAGTTGTACCTGTATCTGCTAATCTAACAACGCCGTTTAGTCCTAATGTTTCTGCCATTGTATATCTCCTAATAGCTTACTATCGCATAGAGCAATAGTTGTTAAACAGTACCACGGGTGTAGTAATATTCAACTGTATAAATTATTGCCGCTTGTCCATAGGGGGCAGTTTCACCAATTTCTCTAATAACTATTTCGCTTGTTCCACTGTCTATGGCGTTACCACCCAGTGTAGTATCTAGTGCAAGTTTTTCTTCAATCAATTCAATAATACTATTACGACTTTGATCTCTGTTGTTACTGTACACTACTACATTAAGTATAATATCCATAGTAGCTTTACGGCGAATTTCATTACCATAACTAGAGTTTTCTCTGCGTTCATTAGCTGTTTCTACTAATACATGTGGGTACGATGTAGCAGCCAATTCTGTTAACGCTTTGGGTTCTCTAGTCACTGTTTTGACTTCAGTGATGCCATCTATTTGAGTGACAATATGTGCTGTGATGTTTTCACGAATGCTCATTATCTGTATATCCTATCGGCTCGTTGTCTATGTATCTCACCTTTGGTAATAACACTATCATTATCAGCATCATATTCAACGCCTTGTGACATTTCCATGTCCATTTCTTCGTTGAATCTAGCCTTATAGAAAGTTATCATTTCTCTAAAAGTGTCCCCACCGACAGCGAATGGTGATAGGGAAGGTAGGATATGAGTACTTAACGCACGAAATATAGTGGCTCTAGTCCACTGTGCTTCTGTGAGTAGTGATGCATCAAATGTTTTACCTCTAGTAGTCTTATTGTACCATTTTACTTCCAAGAAACGCTTAACATCCTTTTCAGCTTCAGCTAACTGATCTGTAAAGTCTGTTACACCGTGACTGTTAATACTTGGTACAACTTCTAGTAGTTGTGAGTTTGTTGCGAATGCCATATCCTATCCCCTTTTAATACAATTAAATTGCAGAGTCTGAAGTCATCTTCACAATCTTAGCTTGATCTAAGATACCAGCGCCAAATGCCGCTGAAGAAACTACTTCAAATCCACGAATTGATTCGTCTCTTTGTGTAGCAATTCTTAAATCACGCTTCATTACCATACCGATAGCTGCTGGATGGAATACAGCCGAAACTGCATCATCTGAACCATCAACATCAATTGATGCTGATTCATACATAGCAACGCCGGCAACTGTACCTAAGTAGTAGTCACGAGCTGCTGCATTTGCAAGATCGTTATTTGATAATGAACCACCAGCGTTAACTAGTGTTTTCTTAAGGTTGTATGCCGCTGAAGGAGAAAGTACTGCTACGATTCCTTGCATTGGTACACTGTTTTTTCTTAGTGTAGCTGCTGCTTTTAGGATGTGATCCATAGTAAGCTCTGCGCCTGCACCTGGACCTACATCAGTTGAAGCTGATGTGAATAAGTCAACAATAACTTCGTCCATTGCTTGAGCAACACCGCCACCTAATACTGCACCAGCGTCTTGGGCTACTGCGATAGGAGATGATTCAATAACGATATCTTGGATAGTTGTCATTGCACCATATTCTGCTGCTGTGATATCTACTGCTGTTGCAGAGATGTCTGTGTTAGAAAGATCAGCACCAGCTGCCAAAGCAGATAGTCCTGTCACTCTTGGCCATACAGGAACACTTGCTGTTAAGCCTGGTGTGCCTTGCATGTCATATACTGTTACTAAGTTTTTTAGTAAAGCATTTTCGTTCATAGTAAACTGAGCTGATTGAGTAATATTTTCAAATAATTCGCCAGCTGAGTTACCTGTGTCTAGTTCGTTTGCCATTTTATTGGTCTCCTGTTAAAGAATACTAAGTGTGTTACTTAGTACTGAACTTTCTCGAATTTCCAATCTTGTGCTTTTGAGCGTATAAGGCTCTATGCTCTGGATTGTTCATATCGAGATCCGATAATTTAACTTCTCTTGAAGTTGTATGTTTTGCATTTCCATTAGCACCACTTCCTGCTGGTTGTGCCGCTTTGAAATATGCGTTTTGTTGCATGAACTCGCTTACTGCTTCATCCAATGTTACTGGTTCTGCAGTATTTGTGTTGTAACGCAACTCGCCGTTTGAGTCTAATACTTCCACTTTTCCATCATTATAACGGACTTGTGCTTTAAGCAAATCAGCTACATGTTCTGGGTTAACTGCTTTATGCTTTGATGCTGCACTTAATAAGGCACCATCCACATGTACTTTTTCAAGTTGTGCTTGCATATTAGCTAACTTTTGATCAGCTTCGCTTTTTTGCTTGTGTAGTAGTTCTTCAAACTGCTCTTTTTTCATCATCTGATTTTCTTTGGCCTGCTCAGCCGCAGTTTTCAGATTGTTATACTCTTCTAAGTCAATGCCTTCATATTTGCGTTCAACTTGTTTAAGTCTGTTTGCAATAATACGATCAACATCTTCTTGTTTGAAAAGTTTCTCAGCCTGGTTATTTGTTGTTTCCTGAATTGTTGTATCACCAGTAGATTCAACTTCAGTGTTTTCTATGACTTGTTTTTGTTCGTCCATATTACGATTCTCCCTGTACAAGGTAATTGTTTGGATTTATGTTGGGGGTAGTACTCTACCTAAATCCGTTTTACACTGCTATTTATGAGTTGTCAGTACCTGGTACTTCAACATCCATATTAGCGTGATCTTTTGCGATCTCATCTAACACCACTTGCAAATCACTTTCATCTGTGATCATTAACCTTGCAATTTCATTGTGCATATAGTGTTTGAAACTATCATGTGGTACAGCCGCTGCTGCATTTGTATACAATGCTAGTTCTTGTGATTTGTCTCTGAGATCGAAACTCTTTTCATATTCAATGTAGAATTCTTCTGGTGCTTCCATTCCTTGTAAATCGAACCACATCATCCACATTTTCTTTTCTGCTGCTTCTAATACACCAGCTGTGTCTGCCAACTTGGCATTCAACATTTCTTTTTCTACTTGTAAACTGATTCCACTTTGAGGACCTTTTTTGGCCTTAATAGCAGTTAAGTGTGATAACTCATCAATAGCATCTACTTTTTGTTGTATGCTTTTTAAGATACCATCAACACTTGCACCAGTTGGTTGTAGCAAGTATGGTGTGTTTGTAGTGTCTTCTGGAATTGTAATAATAGCTCCAGCGCCACCATTTATTTCTGCAGCAGGTTCGGCCACAATACTAGGGGCAGACGATATGCGAATCGTCTGATACAATTCCGATGTCAAGTTGTATATTTCGCGAGTTAAATCGCATACATCACCTACTGCACTTGTACCAATGCCCTTGTGGAAACTTTTGTCCGTTTGCACATGTATAAACGGAACATAGCCTAGTGTGTTTTCATACTCAGTATAATTGAGTATTTTACCATAATCAATTGCTATACTGTCACGAACATTGTTTAGTTCATGTATACCAGTTTCTCGTAAAGTATAATCAGCACTCTCACTTTTTTGTACTGTATATACTTCAATCATATCAGGATGCCAACAGCGTATTACATCATAATCTTCATATGATTCATCAATTACTTTTACATAATCTAATACTCTCTGACCATTTGTTTTTTTGCTAAAACTCCAGTCTCTTACATTTGTTGGACTGTAGAGTGTAGCATATGTCCTGATATCTTCAGCTATTTCCTGTGCAACAGTTTCCACTTGGTAGGCCGGTCTATCTAATGCGATCCAGGCACCACCATAAATTGTTACCATATCATTAACTTCACGCATGAAGTCATTTAATGTTGTATAATCTAAATCTGTATTTTCTAAAAATTGCATTGCAAATGGATTATCCGCTAATGAACCCATTGTTCTTCTAGGTGGGTTACGGAATAAGAAACTTCTATATGCATCTACTATTTGACGCACATGGTTTTGCAACGCTGTGTCTACTAATCTTTGTTGATATTGATTTCCTGGTGCTTGATCTTCTGCAATATATTTACGCAAGTATGCACCATCTCTGTATTCTTCTGCTCCCATGTATGAACGCATATAATAGTCCCATCTATAGGCATATTCTGCATACCCAGCGTGAACATGAGCTAATTGTTTTGATGTTTTCATTATACTGTTTCTCCTACATAATACCAGTTGCTATAGTTATTGCTTAAACAACGGTTGCGAACTGTCCCATATACATCACTGAATCCAAAGTATTCTCCAGCTTCTTTAACGCTTTCAAATATACCTTTGTCTGTGTGTACTTTTTTATGTTTTGCCAATGTAGCAGGAACTACATTATAATTACTATTATCTTGTTGTTGAGCATTTTCTCTGTGTGTAGCTTTAAATACATTATCAGGGCTATAAGCACCTGTATCATTGTATCTACACATTTGTAAATCTAAACTTCCAGTGCCTCTGTTGTTAATGTCTGAGCCCCAAAAGTTTAACCATTCTTCGTATGTGAAGTTGAATTCGATGTTGCGTCTTTTAGCATTTGATTTGTGATCACGATATGCTTTCTGATGCACCGAACTTAATTGTTTTGATGTTTTCATCTGTTTTCCTCTTATGAGTTTAGTTTAATCTGTCACCACTGGACATATGCTTCTAGCCATTAACTGAGCAGAGTTAATTACATTGTTATTTATCATCTTTTTTATTTGGATAATGTATTTATGATATTCTAGCATAAATATATACATACTCGGTTGACAACACCATATAACAGTGTTATACTAGTGTTTGATTGTTGAGTACAGTTGTGTAACGAAAGTTACATTGTATAACGAGTGTTATACAAACAAAATGAGTTTAGACATTGTTTTATTTCTCCAATCAAATAGTATTTCATGTTTAAACTAAACTCATTTATAAGCCCTACGGTTTTGGGACTGTGGGGCTTTTTTTATGGCCAAAGAAAAACCCACAATGCATCTTGTACTACACTGTGGGTTATGTAATGATAAATTCTTACTTGGTATCTCTATTGAGACCTAGTATTTATTCATCATCTTCAGCAATTTTTCCAGTTATACCTGCTCGATAGATATCTCTGATTTGCTTAATATGTACACGCTTGTGACCTAAGCGATCTAACCAGTGGTTAAACTTCTCTTGTAATCCATATGCAACACCATTGTGCCACACATTTGTATTATGATACTCAGGAAAGTTTAATTCTGCTAGTTTGTGTCCTGGTGCAAGAATCTGTGTAAACCATTCATGAAACAATTTACCAAGTTCAGTATCTGGATTACCTTGATCTTCATACTTTTTAAGTGTAAACAATCTTGTTAATCCACACATAACTTGTGCTTGTATGTTTGATTTAGGATATGCTTCTTGCAATAATTCAATTGCATAAACAGTTTCATCTGCACCCATTTTAACACTTTTATCAAAACTAGCATACTTAACAGTTTTTCTATCTGGACCCTCATTTACTTTACCACAACTGATTTCTGCAACTTCTAATATATCTTTTAGAAACAATGCATGTTTATCACCTTCAATTGTTTGTGCCCAAAACAGTTCTTCGGCACTTAATCTTCTAACCATAGTACCATTTTTACCTGCAAATACTTTACTTGCATATGCAGGATCATCTGTCTGAATAATATGTGCTGGTACTTGTGTTACATGTGGTAAGATCCAACGGATCATTTGTAATCTGTGTTGTGCATCCAAACAAGTTTGATTACCTTTGCTGTCTTCTACTACTGTGACAACACCAAACAAGCTCCAATCAAAGCCTTTGCTTTTAGTAACCCATTTGATAATGTCTTTGGTATGTATATCACGCTGAGCAATATGCATAGGAATATTAACTGATACTGTTTGAGCTGATGCTTTAGTACCTGTTTCCTTGCCTACATACTTTTTTAAAATGTTTGGGATTGGTAGATCATTTACAGTCTGATCAACGACTTTTATCTTAGTTTGTGACATAATGTCCTCCTTTATTGGCTCGTTACTACGGCCGGTTTATAAAATGTAAGTTCAATATTTCCAACTTACATATAACAATATACAGTATTATACTGTATTTGTCAACCTTTTGTGCTACTTTTTAGCTACAAAAAAACCCACAATACATCCTGCAATGTTTAACATTAGAGAATTAACGCTTGCAATAGGAGAGATGCACTGTGGGTTAATTTATAAACATATTATAGCAAGAATTCTTGCTATTGTCAACCTTTTTTAGCTATTTTTTACCAGGCTCCAAATACCTTTTGTGTGCGTTGTGTGTATTCTTTACGCAATGGATATAGATAACTTACTGCGTATCCTATACCATCATTTACACCATCATAACCAAATTCTGCGTCTTTTATAGGAATGTTTGTGCCGGGCTTGTATTGTTGTTTGCTTAATGCTTCTATGCTTTCTTTACACTGTGGATCCACAAACAAATGTCTTTGTTCTTCTGCATTGCATAACAGTCTGTTTACTGCATTGATTCTATCTTTAACTAGTGGATGTGCTCGCGGTGATCTTAACTCCATACCCCATTGTGTTATTATGGTATGATCAGTGTTATCTCTTGCACTTGTACGCCTTTGCTTACCAGCCGGATCTGCATATATGTATATGCGTTTACCAGGGTACCGTTCTCGCAATGCTTGACATATTTCATCTGTGTTAGTATTGCGTAATACTACTTCATCTATTATATGTAATCCATCTGTATACTTTGCACATACTATAGCGACCATTTTGCTAACATTGAGGTCAAGTCCCACATGTAATTGATTTGGAATCTCATGTTCAAACTTGCGTATGTTATCTGGTTTGAATGCATAGTATATAACATTACCTGAGCTTTGAAAACTTGCTTCATATTCTTGCAAATATGTTTTTGTATCTAAATCTCGCTTGGCGGCTAGTATCTCTTCTTCTGGAACATTACCACCTTCAGCAGTTGTATATTGATGACTGCTCCAATCTTCTACAGTATGTCCTTGTTGATACAAGTCATAAAAGAAGTTACCCATACCTTGAGGTGTACTAATAAACAATGCTTTTGATCCTGGTCTGCTTGATAGTGTTGGTCTTATAATATCTGTCCATACACTGCTTCCATTTGGAAAGAAAGCCATCTCATCACATATTACTAGGTCGAACTCCAACCCACGGATACTCTCCCCTGCGTCAGCACTGCGAAGTATTATTGTACTGCCATTTACTAACAGTATACTCAATTCACTTTCGTTTATTTTTTTGATCCAGCGTTTGCTTATTAATTGATTCTTTAGTTCTTCCCATATAATACTTTTGGCTTGTCTATAACTGGGTGCAACATACATTACTTTTTGATTTGGATATCTGGCTGCTCTAGCCATTTCCCATACACTTAAGAAACTTTTACCAAAGCGTCTACCTGCACTTACTACACGGAAGCGACTCGAATCATCAAATATCTTTTGTTGTGGTTTACTTAGTGGCATGTGTTTGTAAAAATTCCACTGTTACACTATCAAAGTAATCATCAGTTCCATGATAGTTTCTAGTAGTTGTAATTACTTCTACACCTTTGGGTTTGCTTCTATATTCTACAAATACTTGTTTTATTAATCCAGGTTCTGGTTGATCAAACAGTTGATCATTTGAATATGGTGCGTCTTTGATTTTCATTGGGGGTTCTCATGTTTATGGTTTTTGATCGTAAGGTGGTTTATAGTTGTTGTTTTGTTTGTTTGCTCTGTTACTTAGTGCAACACCACTTGCTGCTGCTAAACCGGTAATTGCTATACCTTTGTTTACAACATTAGCACTGCTTAATAATCCTTTAGCAGTTCCACCGGCAACTTTTGCTGCTTTACCTATTACTTTTTGTGTTGGTGATTTTAACAGTCCACTTGCTAGTGCTAAGCCTTCATTGAAACTTGGGCTATGTGGACTTGGAGTACCACCTCCGTTTTTACCATACCTGTAACCAGCTTTGTGTCCTCCACAGTTGCCAGTTAAACAGTTGTATCCTTTAAATTTTGCCATTAGTATTTCTCTTTTGGTTTTTTATCTTCTACTGGTGTAGTTTTACTATTAACATATAGTCCAAACCAGGCTGCACCTGCACCTACAATAACACTAACAAAGCCTGCTTGTGCATTGTTTGGTTCTGGTAGTGCCATAAACCAAGCAGTAACTTGATAAAACACAATCATATATGTTAGTATCAACAGTCTTGGAATAATGCGCCATCTATCTAAATGATTGGGGGTTAAACGCATTATTGTTTTTCCAATATGATTTCGAAATCTGCACTAACTTCCGCAGTTGCTCCACATTTAACTTGTAAATCAATATCAGTTCTAGCAGTCATATGTTCTGGAAAGTCGAACTTTCTATCTACAGTTCCTGCAAATGAACTAATAACACTTTTGGCTCTCCAAGGGCTGTATCCCACACCATCTGTATACTCTCTGGTTCTATACGCTAATACCATATCTTGATTCTTTTGTATAGTTGCACTTAATTGTACGAGATAACCATTGTATCCAGCTGGGATTGTATAAACTGCCATTTGTGTTTGATTGAACTGTGATTTTATTACTGCATGTACTGTGGCACTGCCAGTTACTGTTACAGTTATGTCACCAGTACTGTCTGTGGTTCCAGTTATATAACCTCTGTGAACTCTGCCGAAGCTGCCACTTGTTACACCCACTCCTGAACCATTTAATACCACAGTTTCAGTTAAGGGTTCCCAAGTTGTACCATGTACGCCTTCTAGTGTTACACTTACACCACTATCACTGGCACCTGCACTGCTGGTCGCAGTTAATGTACCAGGTGTGGTGATCCAATTATATGTTCCACCACCGTCCCATATAGTTTCCCATGCTGTACTACAAGCGTCATTGTATCCATATTTGTGAACACCACTTAACGCATCAATTTGACCTTTAACTATGGGTAACCCATAAGGGATATCGTGTGTGCTTTGTGCTTTACTAAAAGGCATACGCTGGCTCCTTAATTTTTATCAAGCAACATTACAAAGTCAGCACTGATACCAGTACTGCTACCAGCAACTGCTTGTAGTTCTACTGTACTTCCTTGTGGAACTTTTACAGGTTTGATAAACTGTCTTTGATAACTGTTTCTAAAGTTAATGATACGACTTTTATCTTTAACTAGGAATCCAGTACCCGATTTAAACTCGAGTATACTGATAATTAATTTTACATCTGTATCAACACTTGCATTACAACTAATACTATCCATATATCCAGTATAGCCCCAAGGAACTGTGTATGTTGCATTACCTGTTGTGTTACCATCCACTTTTAATACTTGTAAAGTTACATCGGTTGTTGTTGTTGCGATAGTACAATCACCGTCTAGTTCTGTTGTACCACTTACCCAAGCTCTGTTTACTTTAGCCCAAGTACTTGTTGTGGTAAAGGTACCATCAGCACCCAGTGTTACCTCTTCTTCAGCGAGGTTCCAAGTAGATCCATCTAGACCTTGCATTGTGATTACAACACCACTATCAGTTGCACCACTGGCACTTGTTAATGTCAGTGTCTGAGCTGCACCAGGGTACCCTGATGTAATAAATCCACCTGTTGGCCAGATAGTTTCTGTTGTATCTGCTAATTGTGGATTGTGTCCAAATACTTGAATTGTTAGTTCTTCATCGCCTCTTACGAACGCCATATCTTTTTCTCCTTATAATGCAGCATCAATGAATGGCCAATAATGCCAGACTATTAATCCACATCCTATTATTATTGCACATAGTTGTGCTTTACGATTGTTTAATAATTTCTTTAATTTAGTCATTAATATTTCCCCTTTGATTTCTTCTTTGAGTTTTTCTTTTTAGAGGTTTTAGTTTTTTTACTTTTATAAGCCATTATTCTATACTCCTATACTTGGTCCTACCATACTTAATACAACGCTTACTACTAGTATGGATAAAATCCACCATATGCGTTGATCTAAACTGTCGAGCTTTTTGCTTTGTTTACACATGTCTTTTTCGATGTGTGTCAAGTGGTTGTCCTTGATTGTTTTGATACTGTGTTTAATTTCTACTATATCTTTTTCATTTTGTTCTGTGACTTCCGCCCACTTGTTTGCATTGCTCATGTGTTTTTCCTATGTATGGTTTAACTTTTAGGGGTTGTTCTTAGTGTTATTTATCGTCTGATTCCCACGGTAATACTACACTATCTTCGCCCTGATTGACAGGATCGTTCTGCATTCCCAATAGGTTTTTAGCTAAAAAGATCTGTATTACAGCATTGTCATTTTCTACTGCATTACGAAACATTGCTCTGCGAAGCTTGATTTTACCCTGTGCGTATCCTTTGTCGATTATATCGGCATAATTACGCTTTAGAGTATCTACACTGCATTCACAAACATATGCAATTTCTTTCCAATTGCATTGTAGCTCTGCTAACTTGAGTATCATATCACGATCAAGTTCTATCTTTTTACGACCCGCACCTTTGGGGTTGCTTTTGCTTTTTTCAGTCATTTGACTTATCTCCTAGTTTACGCCTTAGTGGCTAAAATATCCAATTAAATAAGCTATTAATTAAATATACAAAATAATGTATGAACACTAACCCTAGTATTGCATTAGTCAATACCAAACAGTTTTTAAGACTGCTTTTGGTTTGTTCTTCTACACTTGGTTTTGTTACTTTCATAATCTTTTACTCCTTTATTTATCATTTTACTATAAATACGCTGTGGACCTAGGGGGTGGGTCTACATTGCCCCTGAAGTGGTCCGTCTGCTTTGGGGGCTCTTATCTATTATAGTTAATACGATTTCCCGTATACCCACTACTAATAATTCGTTTACTAGTTTTCTTTTTAATCACAACTGGGCTTTTGTTAGCTTTGTTTTCTCGTTTATAAGCCAATTGCTTTTGATTTATTATATCATACACTGTACGAGCTTGGTACTTTGGTAAACTGTATTTGCTCTTTGAATATCTATTCCATATACAAAATACTACCAATTGTTCGTCGTGATTTCCACGCATACTCACTGTTTTGGTTGCATAGTACAACCATCTGTCTGTTAGTTCTTTGCGTTTATCACGCTTGTGTGACTGTATTCCAGTCCACCATTTGTTAAAGCTATTAGGGGT